ACAGATTCAGTCCCAAAAGATTTAAGGGAAGAAATGAAAGATGAGCTTTGTTAAATGAAGAATATCTTTGATTGGTTAAAATGTATTAATACTACTAAACCTCCTGTCGAGTCATTTTCTGATAAAGATTGGGAGGTTTGGAATAGTTATATGATCCACAGATTCATCTCAATGAATCCAGATTATTTAGAGATAGTAAATTATGTACAAGATTTTCCACCACAAGAAAAGAGAATGATATATTCTATTTACAAAGAATTTATCCCTAAAAATAATAAATGGAATAAGTACATTAAATCTAAGGTAAAACAACCAAACAAAGATTTAGTAGACCACATCAAAGATTATTTTGAATGTTCAAGTAAAGAAGCAAAAGAATATATAAATATATTGGCTACCCCAGAAATAAATCGTATATTAGCGAATAGAGGATTAGATAAAAAGGAAATAAAACCATTATTAAAATGACAAAAGAATTATACACTATGCTAAAAACATCTGCAGAAGCAGATAAAGCAAAAGCGTTACTATCACTTGAATTATTAGGTAATAAAGCAGTTGGTATTGGAGATCACTCAACAGAAGATTTTTATAAGAATGCTGAAGAAGCACTTATTATGTTAGTTGACGCCGATGATAGATTAGGAGCATTACATAAGTATTTCGACATTACAAGACAATTAAATGGGTGATACGATAACTAAATACCACGAAATGATGAGTGATAGAGAAATTATGGATGCCAAAAGAGGTGTATCATCAAAATTAGGTGTACAAGTATTCGAAAAAGAGTACCCTGAATTATCTAAGGAATTTAAAAAAATCCAAAAAGAAATGTATGAAATGTTTGCTCGTAAGCATATGGACTACGGTTTAAATAACATTGCTTTAGGTGGAGATATCGTTAATAACAGCGATGATAAGAAATTCTCATTAACTGGGTTGTGTATTAGATTAACCGACAAAATATCACGTTTAAAAAATTTATTAATTAATGGTAGATCATTTGTTGAAGGTGAAGGTATGCAAGATACATTTATTGATATTGCCAATTATGGAATAATCGGTCTTTTAGTAGGTCGGGATAAATGGAAAAAATAGTTTGGCTAAAAAAATCCCAAAGATTATAAAGGAGATTAGAAATAACCCTCCAACACCCATTAATTATGCATATCAAAAGAATATATCATATTCTCAGATGTCTATATTTAGAGGGTGTCCTCATAGATGGAAATTACAGTATAAGGATAAAATTAAACGTTTTACTTCTTCAATTCATACTGTATTTGGAACAGCCATTCATGAAGTTATGCAGCATTATTTAGATGTAGCATACGACCAATCATTTTCAGTTGCTGATAGGGAGATTAATATGGAAGAATTCTTCCAAGAAAAATTTATAGGTGAATACCAAAACCAATATAAAAAAAATAATAACCAACATTTCTCTTCGGCTGAAGAAATGAGAGAATTTTTTGAGGATGGAATTGGTATATTAAATTGGTTTAAGAAAAAAAGATCTAGATACTTCCAAAAACGAGGCTGGCACTTAGTTGGCTGCGAAATACCATTAGTAATAGCACCAAATAAAATGTATAACAACATATTATACGCGGGCTTCTTAGATGTTGTAATGTACCATGAACCAACAGAGACATTTAAGATAATCGATATTAAAACTAGTACTCGGGGATGGAGGGAACAAGATAAGAAAAATGAAGATAAACAATATCAACTACTTCTATACAAACAATACTTTAGTGAACAATATGGAATCCCATTAAGTAATATTGATATTGAGTTTTTTATTGTTAAAAGAAAAGTAATGGATTGGGATGATGAAAAAATAATGTCACCCCATCAAGCATATAGAGTACAACAATTTAGCCCACCAAGTGGAAAAATAAAATTAGGACGAGCTAAGAAAGCTATAAATAGTTTTATAAACGAATGTTTTAACTCTAATGGAGATATTAAGGAATTAGAATACCCAAAGTCTGTTTCAAAATGGAATTGTATGTTCTGTCCTTATAAAGAAGATAAAGAAAATTGTGGGGAAGGTATAATCTACTAGAATCCCCATATATGTATATAAAATTAAATGTTACTAAAATAAAGATTATGAGCGCAAAAAAAGATATGACACTTACTAGTGTAAAAATCAAAAGCGATTTATTCGAGAACTTTAAAATTGAATGCGTCAAAAGAAAGTTCAGTTTCCAAAAACTGGCCGATCGAGCTATTTATTTGTATCTTACAGATGAAGAATTTCGTAAAGCAGTTACCAATCAAACTAATCTCGAACTATAAATTGTAAATTAAATGAATAAAAGTTTTAAATATCTTCCTAAAGATCAAAGGAAGAAAATACTCCTAATATGTGATGATATTAGAGTACACTCTGGAGTTGCTACAGTGGCAAAAGAAATTGTACTGCATACATCACACCACTTTAATTGGGTACAAATGGCAGGGGCAATTAAACACCCTGATGTTGGGAAAAGATTAGATTTATCTGAAAGTATTAATAAAGAGACAAATACATTAGACAGTTCAGTTACATTATATCCCATTAATGGTTATGGGGATCAAAATTTAATAAGACAGGTAATAGAAATTGAAAATCCTGATGCTATATTATTAATAACGGATCCTAGATATTTTATTCATATTTTTAATATGGAAGTTGAATTAAGGAAAAAAATTCCTATTTCTTATTTAAATATATGGGATGATTACCCTGCCCCAATGTATAATAAACCTTATTATAAAGCGTGTGATCTATTGATGGGCATTTCTAAACAAACAGTAAATATTAATAATATAGTATTAGGAGAAGATGCTAAAAATAAAGTAATTAGGTATGTACCTCATGGGTTAAACCATAATATTTATAAACCTTTAGATAAAAATGATGAGGGATTATTAAAGTTTAAAAAAGACTTTTTTAATAATAATATACCTGAATTTATAGTATTTTTCAATTCAAGGAATATTAGACGTAAACAAATTCCTGATACAATGTTAGCTTTTAGGGCATTTTTAGATTCACTTCCTGAAGAAAAAGCTAATAAATGTAAATTAATAATGCATACTGAAGCAGTTACTGATGCTGGTACTGATTTATATAAAGTAAAAGAATACTTTTTTGATGAAAAATACCCAAATGTTATTAAATTTTCCCATAATAAATTAGAATTACACCAACTAAATTATTTATATAATATAGCAGATGTTCAAATTCTTATTACTTCAAATGAAGGGTGGGGGCTTACTATTACTGAAGCAATTTTAGCAGGTACTCCTATTATTGCTAATGTTACTGGTGGGATGCAAGATCAAATGCGTTTTATAGATGAAAATGGAAAATGGTTTACCCCATCTCCAGAAATTCCTTCTAACCATAGGGGTACTTATAAAGAACATGGTGAATGGGCATTTCCAGTTTACCCCACTTCAAGATCAATTCAAGGGTCACCCCCAACACCTTATATATTTGATGATAGATGTAAATGGGAAGATGTAACTAAAAGATTAATTGAGGTTTATAATTTATCTCCTGAAGAGAGACAAACTCGTGGGTTAAAGGGAAGAGAATGGGCTTTAAGTAATGAAGCAGGTTTTACAGCAGAATATCAAGCTGTTAGAGTAATGGAAGCATTTGATACTTTATTTAAAACTTGGAAACCCAGAGAAAAATATAATATCATCAATGCTACAGAATATAAAGGAAATTTTTTAAAACATAAAATATATTATTAATGAGTAAACCAGTTTTTGTAATCAGTTGCCCATTTGATACCTACTCGGGGTATGGGGGGAGATCAAGAGATTTAGTTAAAGCTATTATTGAATTAGATAAATATGATGTTAAATTAGTATCTCAAAAATGGGGGGGTACTTCATGGGGATTTTGTAAAGACCACCCAGAATGGGGATTTTTATACAATCATCAAATAAAACAACTTACTCAACGACCTGATATTTGGATGCAAATAACAATCCCTAATGAATTCCAACCCCAAGGAAAATATAATATTGGTTGTACAGCAGGAATTGAGGCTACAGTATGTAAACCTGAATGGATAGAAGGATTAAATAGAATGGATGTTAACTGGGTTTCTTCTACTTTTGCTAAAGGGATGTTTGAATCTATTAGTTTTCAAAAACAAGATAAAAAAACTAACCAAGTTATTGGGGAAATAAAAGTAGAAAAACCTATTGAAGTAATATTTGAAGGAATTAATTTAGATGTTTATAAACATTTATCCCCTAATAAAATTAAAACTGTAGATTTAAAAGGTATTAAAGAATCTTTTTGTTTTTTAAGTGTAGGACATTGGATGCAAGGAGATTATGGACATGATAGAAAAAATTTAGGGGTATTAGTAAGAACTTTTTATGAAACTTTTAAAGGATATAAATCATCAAAACCAGCTTTAATATTAAAAGCTTCTAAAGGGGTAGCTTCATATATAAGTGAACAAGAAATTTTAAACCAAATTAAACAAATTAAAGGGACGATTAATTCTAGAAATTTACCAAATATTTACTTATTAAGTGGAGAATTTACTGATGAAGAAATGAATGAATTGTATTACCACCCTAAAGTAAAAACAATGGTATCTTTTACTAAAGGTGAAGGATATGGCAGACCTCTACTAGAATTCAGCTTAACAGGCAAACCCGTTATAGCATCAGGGTGGTCAGGCCATCTAGATTTCTTAAAACCCAGTATGAGTACTTTATTAAATGGGGAATTAGAAAATGTTCACCCAAGTGCTGCTAATAATTGGTTAATTCAAGAGGCTCAATGGTTCAAAGTAGATATTACATCCGCTCATCGTCATTTAAAAGACTGTTACAAAAAATATAAACAATACCAAAATAAAAGTAAACTGCAGAAAAAATTTAGTAAAGATAATTTCAATTGGGATAAAATGAAAGAGTTAATAAATAACAGCCTAACTACTAATCTTCCTAAATTTCCAAAACAAGTAGAACTTACATTACCTAAATTAAATTTACCTAAATTATAACATATTTTACAAATAAAAAATGTACCAATACTCAGAAAAATATAAATTCACACAAACTTGGTTTGATCCCTTTATCTCCCCTTGGACTAAATTGTTGACAATCCATTTAAAATCCTATCAAATTAATTCAGTCTTGGAAATAGGATGTTTTGAGGGTAGGTCAACAGTTTTTTTAGCAGATAATTTTTTACAAAAAAATACAAATTATGACATCGTAGATACTTTTAAGGGTTCCGCTAGTGAACCTGGAATGAAGAAGGCAACTGAGAAATTAAAAGAAAAAGATTTTATTTATGAAAATTTTCTCCATAATATTTCTTTTTTTCCCCAAATTAATTTTAATATTAATAGAGGAATTTCACAAGAAATTTTACCTAATCTTTCTCAACAAAATAAAAAATATGATTTTATTTATATAGATGCCTCCCATAGATCAGATGATACATTTGTAGATGCTTATTACGCTAATAAAATGTTGAATCCTGGGGGGTTAATTATATTTGATGATTTTAGATGGAAAGATCCGACAAACTCTCATCCTATTGTTTCTCCTGAGGTAGGGATTAATGTGTTTTTTCATTTATATAATACTGAGTATAAAATAATAATGAAAGGCTATCAAATAGCAGCTATAAAAATAAAATAATATGAACTTTGATGAATTAACAGAATGTACCCGTTGTGGTTCCGATGCTTGTTACAAACAAGAAGTAACTAAAGATATTTCAATTGAGATGTGTTATGGGTGTGGTTTTCAATCCAACTCCTTAATGAAAAGTGGATCAGAATTTTTTAACGAACAATTAGAATTACTCCCCGAATTATATAAGGTATTAATGGATGAAGAAGAAGAAACTGGTAAAGTTTGGATGCCTTCTACTATTAATCTAAAAGAAAAAGGAATGGTATTTGCCGAAGGTACATCTAGAAGTAATTGGAAATGGGCAGGAGTTAAAGCTATTCCTGATGAAGAAAAAGAGTATAAAACTGATATGACTACAAAAAAACATTTTGAAGAACGTGATTTTATGGAGGCTTTATCGTATATTGAAGTATTACCATGAGGCTAGGAGATCTAACAGAAAAATTAATATCTATAATTACCTTAGGACAAGGTAAAAAAATTGCTACTTACATAGCTAAACTAAGAGGGAAAGAAGATTGTGGGTGTAATAAAAGAAAAACAATACTAAATAACCTAAATACTAAATCCATGTCAGTACCTGAAACATCCTTTGCCTTAGATTGGGATAAAAAATGGCAAGAAATAAGAAGCCAAGTATCATGTGCTTGTAAATTTGATTATGCTATTTTATTAGTTAAAGATAAAATGGGAGGAGTTCTTTATGAAGAAAAATTATCTGCTGCCCCCTATATGAATGGTCAAGCAAGAAATAAAACGGTATCACTTCCTACTTTTTTTACCCCTCATTCTTATAGTTTAAAATTCCATAAAAAGGAAGAAAACGAGTTTATAAACCCCATAGAGATAGAATTATAGTGAAAATAAGTTATGCAATAACAGTTTGTAACGAAAAAAAAGAAGTTAAACAGTTAGTTGATTTTCTTTTACATTACAAACGTCAACAAGATGAAATAGTTGTTCTTTATGATCAAAAGAATGGTGATGAAGAAGTGATTAATATGCTTACTAAATTAAACAAACTTCCTAACTTCCAAGTATGGAGAGGATTCTTTGAAGGACATTTTGCTGATTGGAAGAATAAATTAACAGAATATTGCTCCGGTGATTATATTTTTCAGATAGATGCAGATGAAATTCCTAATCAAGCCTTACTAGAAAATTTACCCCTTATATTAGAACAAAACCCAGATAACGAAGTTTATTTAGTCCCTAGAATTAATACAGTAGAAGGACTAACCCAAGAACATATCAACAAATGGAGGTGGAATATTGATGATGAAGGAAGAGTCAACTGGCCTGATTATCAATGGAGAATCTGGAAAAATAAACCAGAAATCAAATGGGTTAATAAGGTACATGAAAGATTAGAAGGTTTTGAATCATATACTCTACTACCAGCCTTACATGACTTAGCTCTACAGCACCCCAAAACAATAGAGAGACAAGAAAAACAAAACTCATATTATGACACATTATAAAGTAGGAATTATAGGGAATGGTTTTGTAGGGGAATCACAATCGTTTGCTTTTTCTCCAACAAATGAGATTAGAATCTATGATGTAGACCCTTTAAAAAGTACCCATACTCTTAATGAAATTAATGAATGTGATTTTATATTTGTGTGTGTGCCCACTCCTATGGGTAAAGATGGTTCACAAGATATATCATTTATAGATGAAGTATTTGAAAAAGCTATAGAATACCCTATCTATATTATTAAATCTACAATACTACCTGGTACTACAAAAAAACTTTCTAAGAAATACCCCCACCTTAATATAGTCTTTAGTCCCGAATTTTTAACTGAAAGAACTGCTAAGCTAGATATGCTAACCCAAGCAAGGATTATTTTTGGGGGTAAAAAAGAAGATACAAAAAAGGTAAGAAAGTTATATGAAAATAGGTTTATGAATCGTCATATAATTGAAACCGATTCAACTACAGCTGAATTAATTAAATATATGAATAATACTTTTTTTGCAACCAAAGTTAGTATTATAAACGAATTTAAGCTACTATCAGACAAATTAGGAACCAATTGGAAAGATGCATTGTATGGATTTGCTTCAGACCAACGTGTAAGTGATAGTCATTTACATGTACCTGGTCCGGATGGTAAATTAGGGTACGGTGGTACTTGCTTCCCTAAAGATGTTAATGCCCTAATTATATTAGCTAAAGAACTAAACACACCTCTTAATACAATAGAAGGGGGGTGGAAGACAAATTTAATAGTAAGGCCTGAAAAAGAATGGGAATTAGATAAGGGTAGAGCAGTAAGCGAATAAAAAATAGAAAAAATATGATTAAAGGAGAAAAAATCTTCATTACAGGGGGTGCAGGATATTTAGGAAAAAATTTAGTTGAAAGGTTATATAAGGATAATGAAATAACTATTTTTTCTAGAGATGAGGCTAAACATTATTTTCTTAAAAAGAAGTTTCCAAATATTAAGTGTATTATTGGAGATGTCCGTAATTACCCCCTTTTAAAAAAGTCTTCAATTGGTCATTCTATAGGTATATTTGCTGCTTCTATTAAACATATTCAAACTGTAGATCAAAATGTTCAAGAAGGATTAGAAATTATTATTAATGGAGCGATTAATTCAAGAAAAGCAGCAGAGGAAAATAATATGAAAGCTGCTTGTTTTATATCTACTGATAAATCTAGAGCAGCTACTACTTTATATGGTTCAATGAAATTTGTAGCAGGAGAATCATTTATTGTTAATTCTGAAGATTCTTCCGTAAATTTATCAACAGCGATTTATGGAAATGTTCTTAATTCAACCGGAAGCATTATTCCCCTTATTTGGGATTCAATAAATAACAACTATCCTCTTACACTGTATTCAGATAAAATGAGTAGATTTATGATTACAATTGATGAAGCTATAAAACTAATAGAACATAGTCTTGAAGTTAATGGGTATAATATTATTCCAAATATTAAATCATTTTTAGTAAAAGATTTATTTGAAATATATTTTGAAAAATTCGGATTAAAATATAATTTAGGAGTCCCTCGGGTTTCAGAAAAACTCCATGAAATGATGATTTCACCTGAAGAAGTTCCAAGAACTTATTTTGATAAAAATAAAAATATATACCTTATGCATTATTCAAAACTAGCAGATAACCCTATTAAAAACGAATATGTGAGTGATAATTCATTAATAACTAAAAAAGAACTTGAAATAATATTAAAACAATATAACTATTTTACACCATGACCATAGCAATTACAGGAGAAAAGGGTTTTTTAGGGTATCATTTAACCCAATATTACAAATGGATAAAAAAATATCAAATAATAAGTTTAGGTAAAAATTATTTAGATAATATAGGTTTATTGAGTAAATGTGATTTACTTATTCATTGTGCTGGGGTTAATAGAGGAGATTCAGTGTATGAAGGTAACATTAAATTAGCTTCGGATTTAGTTGAGGCATTAAAAAACAATAATATTAAAATAAATATTAAATTTACTTCATCAACCCAAGTTAATAAAAATAATGAATATGGGAATTCTAAATTAGAGGCAGAAAAAATACTATTTGATTATTGTACCAAAAGTAATACCCAATTAAATACATTTTATATTCCTAATTTATTTGGTCCTTTTGGGAAACCTAATTATAATTCTTTTATTTCTACTTTTTGTTATAACCTAAACAATAATATAGAATGCAAACATAATACTAATTTAGTAGAATTATGCCATGTATATGATGCAATAAAAGCTATTGATTTGGATATTCCTTTTATTACTAATGATATAACTGTTGAAGATGTTTATTTAAAACTACAATCTTTTCAAGAAGACTATTCCCAAGGGATCATCCCCAACCTAACCTCTAAATTTGATCTTGATTTATTTAATACTTTTAGAAGTTATAGTAATAATCTTTTTAAATTTAAAAGACATTCAGATGATAGAGGACATTTAGTTGAACTTGTAAAAGGCAAAGGTAGTCAAACTCAAGTATTTTTTTCTACAACCAAACCAAATATAACAAGAGGTGACCATTTTCATTTTGGTAAAGTAGAAAGATTTTGTGTATTATATGGAAAAGCTTTAATTAAAACCAGAAAAATAGATTCAGAAGAAATAAATGAATATATTATTTCTGGGGATGATAATAAAGTAATTGATATGCCTGTTTTATTTACCCATAATATTACTAATGTTGGAAATGAAGATTTAATCTGTGTATTTTGGGTCAATGAAGTATTTAATGTAGATAACCCTGATACCTATTATATAAAAGTATAATTATGATTACTAATTCTTTTAGAGGGGATATAGAATTTATCCATACTAAATTAAAAAATAAAGAAAAGTTTGCGTTTAGTAAATATGCTGATGGTGAATTTCGTATCTTAGCCAACCAACATATTAATCTATTAGCCAAAGCCAATGGAGAATTTAAATACGATCCTAATGATATCAGTGATTCACTTTATAGACAAGAATTAGTCCATTCATTCCAATACCAACATCAAAATTATTATGTAGGGATAGGATGTAAGTGTTGTATGGGTGATACTTCTTTTAACTGGATGAAAGACAACAGTGGTCAACCCCCCCTGAATTTAACTTGGGCTAATATATTTGTAAACGGAAATTATAAATATTATCAAAAAAATATAATTCCCCTTTATAGTAATTATGAAGTAGTAATGGTGGTAAATCATAAAGCAAAACTAGATAGTTTACCATTTAATGTTATTAAAGACTTTAGAGTAGGTACAAATGCCTATAAAGAAGATTATAATTTGTTTAAAGAAATAAATTATTGGGTGAATGAAAATAACATAAAAAATAAGTTATTTTTATTTTGTGCTGGACCTTATGGTAATATTTTGACTTGGAAGCTCCATCAAAATTCCCAAAATAATACTTATATAGATGTGGGTTCAACTTTAGACCCATATTTAGAGTTAGGTAAAACACGTGGTTATCTTAAAGGAGCTGATACATTAAGTAAAATGTGTATTTGGTAAAATTAAAAAATGAAAGAAATGAATATTACTGGAATTGTAGGTACTTGTGATTCTTATTTGGATCTAGTTCCTAATTATATAAAATTATTTACTAAATATAGCAGTTTAAATCCATTTCTTATTATAGGAGAAACCCAAACCCTGGAGTCCATAGAAGTTTTTACACCTGGTAAAAAACCCTGGGGAGAAAGGTTATTAAATGGATTAGAACATATCAATACTAAATATATATTATTTACTTTAGAGGATTATTATCTTCAAACTCCCATAGACTCCTATATTAAACATAGTATAGATATTATGGAAAATAATGATCTAGATAAAATTAGTTTTATATCTAATAGCCATTTTAGAAATTATAAATTAAATCCTACTAATATTGATAATTTTTATTTAATGGATTCTGATTGTAGCTGGTTAGCTACTTTACAAATGGGGATATGGAAAACCCAAATATTTAAAGATACTTTAAAACCTTCTTATAGTCCATGGGATTTTGAGTTTAAAGGTAGAAATTATTTGATGGATAAAAAATGTGGAGTTTTAGATCCCAATTGTGAATTAGTATTTAATTTTGCCAGAAGGGGCAAAACCCTATCTCAAGGATGGGAAGAATTTCTTAATAGTGAAAATTTAACATATAAACCATGATACTATTTTGTTTTGGAACCCGGCCTGAATGGTTAAAAATAAAACCCATAATTAAACTTCTAGATAAATCCCAATATAAACTTTTATTCACGGGACAACATACGGATTTACTTAAGGATATAAAAGTAGATTACAAAATTACTATTCCCCCACATGAAAATAGACTAGATGCTATAATTAGTGCCTGTATATTACAATTTCCTGAAGGGGAATTTGGTAGTGTATTAGTACAAGGTGATACTGCTTCTGCCTTTGCTTGTGGTTTAGCAGCTTTTAATAGACAATTAAAAATTTATTATTTAGAAGCCGGATTACGTAGTTATGATATGCAGCACCCCTACCCAGAAGAGGCATATAGGCAAATGATTGCTCGTATTGCAGATATTAACTTTTGCCCTACAGAATTATCAGCTAAAAATTTAAAGAATGAATTAGTACATGGTAAAATTCATGTTGTAGGGAATAGTGTATTAGATAATTTATTATCCTATAAAGATAAATGTGAATATACTAATAAAGTATTAGTTACTTTACATAGAAGAGAAAACCACCATTGGATGGGTAAGTGGTTTACTCAAATAAACCAATTAGCAATTAATAACCCAGATTTAGAATTTATTTTACCTTTACACCCTAACCCAAAAGTTCAAAAACATAAACATCTATTAACTAATATTAAGGTTGTTAAACCCTTAACCCATTCTGAATTATTGGGTATTTTAGTAAAATCTAAATTTGTGATTAGTGATAGTGGTGGATTACAAGAAGAAGGGACATTTTTTAATAAAAAGGTAATTGTGTGTAGAAAAACAACAGAACGACCAGAAGCAATCCCTACAGGACATTTATATTTATGTAAATCCCCTGAAGATTTATATAGCTTATTTGGAGAAATAAATCAAAATTACTATATTAATAACAAATGTCCTTATGGAGAGGGAGATACTAGTAAAAAAATAAAAAATATTATATGCATATAAAAAATTATAATTTAGGCAACTATATAGTACCTGATAACACAAAAGGTGGAATAATAATAATATTTAATTGATATATAATTTATTAATATGATTACAGTAATACTTAATAGCTATAAAAGAGCTACATACCTAACAGAACAAATTCAGGCAATAGAAAATCAAACGGTTAAACCTAAGGACATAATGGTTTGGTCTAATAGACCTGAGGAAGGTAAACAGTATAATTTAGATGATTTGGGGGTAAAGGCAGCTTATGCTAATCATAACTTTAAATTTCATGCCCGATTTGCTTTTGGTCTTTTAGCTAAAACTGAATATGTAGCTTTTTTTGATGATGATACCATCCCAGGTCCTAAATGGTTTGAAAATTGTATGAATTATTTAAAAAATGACAATTTAATTTTAGGGAGCACAGGAGTATTATTTAAAAGAGATGAGTATGATGGAGCCACAAAAATAGGATGGAATGGTATTCATAATTCTAAATTAGAGTATGTAGATTTAGTGGGACATGCTTGGTTTATGAGAAGAAACACATTAAAATACCTTTGGGAAAATTATCCTTTATCTTGGGATAATGGAGAAGACATCCAACTATCAGGATGGGCTTATCAATATGGAGGGATAAAAACTGCAGTTCCCCCTCACCCTAAGGATGATGTAAGTCTTTGGGGTAGTACAAAAGGGTGGGAGTATGGGAATGATAAGAATTCTTCTTGGAGAAAAAACAACCATTTTCCCCTTAGAAACCAAATAGTAAGGGATATTATAGACCAAGGTTATATTAGAGTTGAAAAAAGATAAATGAAATTAGTAGTATACACTGCATTATTTGCTGATCCTGAGTTACCATTAGAAGAGGTAGGTAGATTTTTTCCATTTAAACATGAAAAAAATGATGTAAAATATATAGCATTTACAAACAGAAAGGATTTAAAATCAGATTATTGGGAAGTGCGCCATTTAGATAAATGGGATAATTATTCTTATAGAATGATGTCTCGATTTTTAAAATGGAATCCTGATAAAGCATCACTTCCCGAACATACACATTCTTTATGGATGGATTCACAATGTTATTTTAAATTTGAACCTACTGCCATAATAAATCACTATTTACAAAGTAAATACCACACGGCTATACACCATCATACTGATTTACAAAGTGCTTATGTAGAAGGAATGGTTACATCTTATGTTTATTTTAACGATAAACCTTCTATAGTTAATAGACAGTTAGAAGGATATTTTGAAGAAGGAATGCCCTATCAATATGATCATTTTGAAACTGGTATATTAATTAGAAAAAATTGTAAAGAATCTATAAAATTATCCAATAGGATATTCACAGAATTAGAAAACAAAAGTATTAGAGACCAAATATGTACCCCTTATGTTGTCTGGAAATCCAGACAAGAGGGAGATAAGGGTATATTAACTATAAAAGAATCATTCACCGCTCATAAGGGACAATTACCACTACCCAAATCCCAGATATTTTTTACTGAACCAAAACCTAGTGAAAAGCTTAAAGAAAACTTGGATAATCGCTAAAATGTTCGTATATTCCATCCTAATTTTTAAAAGGTTATATATTTATGCTACAGACTATTAAAAAACCAATTCAAGTGAAAATGATTCCATGTTCTAAGTGTGGTAACGATATGCCGGAACTTAGAAAAATAAAATTTGGCTATGATTTCTGTGTCCATTGTTCAGAAGGATTAAATTTAGTGGGTAAAAAACGTGCTTTACCAGTGCAAATGGGAGAAGGCGACCACTCTTGGACAGAAACCATTATCATGGAAGAAAACGAGTATCTACAGTATGAAATGATGGAAGCTATTAATTCTAAATCTAAAAAGAAAAATAAAGCTGAAATACTAAATTTTGAATCTGAAGAAAGAAATCTTCAAGGACCTTTTAAAATCATAAATAACCCTACAGAAGAAGACTAGTTATGCCCAAACCAAAACCATTATCAAAAGAAATGATAGTGGCGGCTCAAGCAAATACTAAATCAAATATGGCCGCTAGCAGGTACTTGCATGTTTCTTATCAACATTATAAGAGATATGCTAAGTTATATGGTTTGTTTGAAGACCATAAAAATCAAAGCGGTAAAGGTATACCCAAATTTTTAAAAGGTAAAGGCAAAGAACCCGCTCTTTTGGATATAATTGAAGGAAGAGTATCAGCCGCTCATTTTACTCCTGCAAAAATAAAGTATCGTTTAATAGAAGCTGGATATTTATTAGAGCAATGCTCAATGTGTGGTTTTCAAGAACGACGGGTACTAGATTATAAAATGCCCTTATTGTTGCACTTCAAAGATAATAACAAGTCTAATTATAGTAAAGAAAATATAGAATTACTATGTTATAACCACTATTTCCTTACAGTAGGGGATATTTTTACTGAAAAGGATGTAAAACAAATTGAGTCACATCAAGAACATCATGGCACAAGTGAAAAAATTGAATTTGAAGTAGATGATTACCACTTACAGCGCCTAAGAGAATTAGGATTAGCAGATGATGATGAAGATGATGTTAACCAATATATTTCAAGAATATGAGAAAAGGCAAATCATATATAAAAAAACATAATCGAATAGTCAAAGATTATGACAATCAAAAATCAAAGCATTTAGAAAAACTTACAGATAAAATGCTTAAAAATGATGAAAAAGCCAATAAATTAAAATCCAAACCTATTAAAGGTGATTTTCTTAAAAATTTTTAATTATGAAATTTGAACACAACTGGGTATATGATACCACAGAAGAAATGAATGATGCCTTTAGGGGCGGACAAAAAAAGTTGCATGACTTAATTGTTGATACTGCTCTAGCTAATTTAAAAACCAAAAGAAAACAAATCCCAGTAGTATCAATTTATACTAAAGATGAAGATATAACTTATGATATTATGATCGATAGGGTTGATATGGTTGAAACCTTGGAACAAAATCTCCTATCCATGGAAGATTTTGAAGATTATGAGCGATGTCAAAAAATTGTTAATGCTTTAGATTATCTTAAAAACAAATAATATGAAAAATTATATAACAATTGTTATATGTGGACTTGGTTTAAGTGCTTTAATGGCATTTACAACTATAAACAAAACAAAAATTACCCCTATACCCTTAAAACTTAACACAACTTCAGTAATTGAATCTGAGATTAAATTTGAAGAAGTAAAAATTGAAATTAAAGGACATGATCAATTTTTAGAAGCAATTGGGCATAGAGAATCTGGTAATAGGTATAATATTGTAAACAAATATGGATACATGGGTAAGTATCAATTCGGTAAATCTACCCTAAGGGGATTAGGATTTAAAGTTACCCAAGATGAATTTTTAAATAGTCCTTATATTCAAGAAAAGGCAATGCAATCCTTATTAGAACATAATTATAAAAAATTAAAAAAACAAATTGAAAAATATTGTGGGAAAACAATAAATGGAGTGTATATTACTGAATCAGGGGTACTTGCAGCAGCCCATTTAGCTGGCCAGGGCAATGTTAAAAAATTCTTTAGAAGAGGATATGAATTTGAAGATGGATTTGGAACTAAAATGACAACCTATATGGAACAATTTGGTGGTTATCATTTAGACTTATAATATGTATAAGCAAAAATAGATTATGGCTAAAAAAGGTTTACACGGAGAAGTTATTCAAAAGCATAAGAAAAAAAGACCTGGTATTCATGCAAAATCAAAATCATCAAAACTGAAGCAAAGTAAAAATTATGTTAAACAATATAGAGGACAGGGAAAATAAAATGAATATAACAGTAACATCATTATTTAATTCAATGACTGATAAAGACTTTATGATATTACATGAAGCAGGTCAATTAAAACAGTTTTGTTATGTCCTATCTTTAGATTTAAATTCAAAACATGATGAAAAAGATAACACTTACACAGCATGAATGGTTTGATGCCTTAAAGGTTCCTACACCTCATAGGAACAAGAAAAAATATAGACGAAAAGAAAAACATAGAGCTGCTTGGAAAAGCGGCTCTTCTTTATTATATTTACAAAGTAAATAAAGGTTATATTATGGCACTCTGGGAATTTAGAAATTTAAACAAACACGGTAATTACAGAAAACGAATTATCCATACTAAAGGTGCATTAAGCATACCTGGTAGTGGGTTTGGTCCATCTGTAATGGTAAATAGGTTCAAGTACAAATATGAACACCCACTTATGCCTCCTATGATTTGGAAAAATAATGGTAAAACATATTTGATGCCATTATGGCAAGAGGTAGTTGATGGTACTACAGTTGATGATATAGAATGGGTTAAACCTAAACCTAGGGTTAAACAAGAACCTGTTATTGAAACTCATACTAGCAGTAGTAGTGCTGATAAAACATATAAAACAGTATATTATCCAGATTCAGGTAAGTTTTACTGTGATTGTCCAGGCAGATGGAGAGCGTTTGATAATCGTTGTAAACACATAAAAGAATTAGAAAAAAAAGTAAAGTAATGTGCGAGAAATTTCTTTACCTGAAGGAAGGGTCGTATATTGGAGTATAATTAAAAATAGTGGTTATGAATTATAATTTTAAATTTAAAACAGTTTTTTATTTAAAAAAAATAGGGGATGAAGAAATATTAGTTCCTTCTGTACCTAAAGAATTTCGTTTTAAAAATGGAGTTTATCTTTGGATTTACCAAAACAAAGTAATTAAAGTTGGTATTTTTGGAGAGGGAGTTTCGAGTAACTCAAACTCAAGATATTCTACTTATAAAACTGTAGGTAAACACCTTTGGAAATATATAGCTAAAATTAATAAATCAAATGGTAGTGTTAAACCATTACAAACTTTATGTGAAAAAATTAAAGTAGGAGATAAAGTAGAAGTACAATTTGTTGAATTGCCTAAAGAAGTTAAATACGTAAATGGCCTTCCTTATCGTTTAGACCTTTATACATTAGAAGAATATTTTAAAAATCAACATAAAGAAAATCTTTGGTTAAATTAAAAAATAAAAAGTATGAGCAGAGGTAGACCAAGTGAACAAGTAGAAAAATTAGAACAATGGACTTTAAATACAGATGATGCTGTATGGAAATACGATGTAAATAAAAATCCAAATGGATGCTATTCAGTAGAAACTAAATTTAAAGCAGGTGATAAGGTAAAACCTAAAATTGATCAAAAAACTTATGGTGGGCACCCAGTTGTAATGGTATTTAAAACATCAAATCGTTCAAATGCTAAAACTAAAATTAAAATATTCAATAAAAATATTGATTATATTATTAGCGCTAAAAAGTTACCTGGTGTGCCAGAAAAGGCAGTAATACTTGATTTAGCTGTTGGTAAGTCATTTATTAACAAATATAGGCAAAAATATAATTTAGCTTAGTCTTTATATATTTATAACAAAATATTAATTAATTAATTATCAAATGAAAACAATCCTAGTTATTTTAGTTTTATTAGTAGCAGCTGCTGCAGTTTATTATTTCGGATTTTATAAAAAAGGAAAAATTAATGATCGTGATGGAGATTTTATTCCTGATGAAGTTGAAGATGCAGTAGAAGATGTTAAAGAAGTTGCTAAAGAAGTAAAACGTAGAGCCAAAAACGTTAAAAAAGAACTTAAAGATGTAGCTGAACAAGCTAAAGATGTAGTTGATGCTGCAAAAGGTAAAAAACGTAGAGGTAGAAAACCCAAAAAATAAAAAATGAGCAAATACAATTTAATAGACATTTACGAACAATTCAAACCAGGAGATAAATTTTCAACTGACTTTGATTATGATGAAATGTTAAGAGCAGGTTTAAAAACAGGAGTTGACACCGATCTTAATACCTTAAAAGCCCTATCAGATTCTTTTGAAGATGTTAATTATCATACAGAAAACCATCATTTACAAAATGCTATTGAGGCGTTAGAAGATGGTGCTGAAAAAGAAGCAGCTATGTTTTTTGGAGATTTCCATGCTGAAATTAAAGCAACAATAGAAAAACAAGGTATGGACATTGAACCAACAGTAGGACAATTTATGGCTTCTAAAATGGAAGAAGGTGAAGAAGTAGAAGAAGTAACTTCACGTGAAGGTTCTCGTATGGAAAGTTTAGTAGACCAACGTATGAAAGCTAAATTTTTAGAAGTGTTTGCTGATTTGTATTTTAATTTAACAGATAAGGATCCATTCCAAGCTGAAGATGTAGTTGATTATTTAGGTATTGAAATGTTAAAACATTTAGATGCTATTCAGGCTCAAGGCGATATATTAAATAGTACAAACACAGATGCTGACTTTGAAAGAGAGCAAAGAATGCAAATGGATATGAGAGAAGAAGAAATGTCTTTAAAAGATATAATTAAGTCAACTAAAGTTGATGGTAATATGATTGATTTAGAAAAAGCAGTAATGGCTAAAGCTAAAAAATCAGGTTTAGATGTTACTGATAAAGAAGTCGAAGATGCAGTTGAAAAACATGCTGACATGGCTTTAGGTTTAATGGAAGAACTAGCCCCTACTGGAATTGCAATATCACAAAAACAACTTGATGATCTTAAAAAACTTGGAGCCATTTCAGGATTAGAAGTAATGGTTCAAGACAAAGATGGATCAAACGTAAGAAAAGTAGATTATACTTTAACTAATACAGACTTTGAAAAAGGTGATGATGATTATGATTATCTAGATGAAAATCTAAAAGAACACTTTGGTCGTTTCATGAAGGATTATCAATAAGATAAATTTAAATATAAAAGAAAAGAGAGCTATTTAGCTCTCTTCTTTTGTTTTGGGCAACAATGTAAATATGCTTTCCACATTTTTTGGGCGGTTTCAACATCAATTTTTCCCTCGTTTAATTGCTGTTTAATAGTAGCATAAACTGCTCTTTTATCTGCTTCTGTTTTTTCATGAGCGAAGCTGAGAGTACTGATCAACATTAAACCGATTAAGACTAATCTTTTCATAATAGTAAATTTAATGTTCGGTTATACATATGTAATATTTTAGTCATATTAACGTCATCAATATGACGCCTTTTTTTATTATATTTAACTATATGAGATTTCCAAGAGGTAAATACAAAGGTAGATTAATATCTGAAGTTGAAAGATATGATCCTAGTTATATTAGATGGTGTAAAGAAAATACACCTTGGATGTTAAAATCTACTACTCCTAAGGTAAATAGAGCAGAACAAGAATTTGTTAGTGATTACAAAGAACAACAAAAATTGACAGAATATTTAAGAAATAATCCTGGAACATTAGAAGAAGCTTTCGGCGATTAGATTTGGTTACCTGAAATAGAGTTCGTATATTTACAGAGTAAAATTGAGGTTATGTTTAAAAAGTACAAAAAAGAGTTTGACACAGTAGCAGGATTTTTATTTATTGCTGCTATATTTTATTTATTATATTTCACATTATGGGTTGTTTGCCCATGCTAAAATTAAAGATTATGAAAACATTTGACGATTTAAAATTCACAAAACATAAAGCTACTAAAAAAGCCATTATGGCATCACTTGAACTTAAACCTAATGTGTTTATATCAGTAGTTGCAGGTGAAGGAATGTACAGTACATCTAGAAAAGGTGTTAAAGCAGAATGTACTAAAGTTGAAGATGCTGCTACATTTGAAGTTGCTATTATAGATGAAAACCTGCCTGAAGATGAACAACAATGGGATGTGGTTGGTTGGCAAACAAGAGAAGATATTAATAAACTAATAATTGAGAACTCATGAGTAAAGATAAAAGATATGTAGTTACATTTGAAGCATATGTTTATGCTCCTAATGATTATATGGCTCGAAAACGAGCACATGCAATTAATGATTCAATTAATGCTATTATGAACGTTCAGGATTCAGAAGTAAATGGTATTATTGAACAACCATTTGGTACTATTGGTAATAGAAAATTAGATGATATTTCGAAACCAACTAGTAAAGATAAAGATGAACCCTTACCTTTTTAATATGGAAGGACAAATATTATTAGGTAAAGCAATGGATATTAGCTATAAAATGTTAATGGGTGAAGATATAGAATTTGAACCTAATGACAGTAATAAAATAGAAGATATGATTTTCATTCCTGACCCGGAAATAAGTGAGTTAGAAATGGCTAGTAATTTACTTGAATATTTTGAATCAACTGAAGAATATGAAAAGTGTACTAATATAAAAAATATTATTAAATTAAATAAAATTATAAACAAATGTCTAAAATAGAAAAACAAGTATTACACCATTGCTTTGCTAAGGCAAAAGAATTTCGTAAATTGGGGGATGATGATAAAGCCCGAGATTATTTAGATTTTGGGATAGCACGAGTAGCACATATGAAAGAAGATGGCTATGGAGGTGAAGATTTAGTTGAAGGAGTTAAAATTAATCTTTGGTTAGAAAGATTTTGGATGAAATTAGAAAATTGGGATTTAATGTTATAAGTTATGGGATTAAGGTTTGACAGTGAAAATACAGGAAAATGGTGGGAATTACTATTAGCATGGAAATGGCCACATGAAGGATTTACTTTAGGATATGATTTTGTTCAGCCTAATGAGGACCAAAACCCAGAAATATTATTCTTTGCTATTTTAATTTATTTAGGACCTCTTTCAATTATTTACAATTGGGGGGATGAAAATTGGAGATTAGAAGATG